TTTTTTTCTACCCTTAACATCTCGCCCTGAAATGTCAACTTGATTGCAATTGTTAATAGTTAACGATTTACCTCTGTTATCAACAAATGTTATGTTTGCTGATCCATACTTTTCAATTACACTTTGTATTATACCAGCAAGTTCTATTTCGTTAGCAACACCGGCACTTTTATCGCCTTGAACTCCTTTGTCTTTTACAACAATTTTTACCTTGCTTTGCCAAAATTCAACATGTCCAATGCTACTAGGTTGATAAGGACTATATCTTGCCTGCACATCAGGGTTGGCTGCATTGATAATTTCTACTAGATCTAGTAGAACTTTGTGTCTAAAAGCTTCCTTAATTTGTCCATCTGGGACTTGTACTAAAACAGCAATTAAATTGCCGTTAATTTTTAAATCTGTGTAGCCGTTTTGTGCCAGTATTTGCTGGACATCTGCTTTAGTTGCTGCTTCAGTAAGTATGTTAATTAAATCACGCATAATAACATATTTACCGGTTTTATCTATTCTGTTTATTCATGTTGCAATGCAATAAATACAAGCATACTTTAAGGAGAATTAAATGGACTTCCGAAGTCTAGTTGAGCGTCTGCACGAAATGTTTCCTGCACAAGGAAAAAGTGATCTAGAACAATATATCGAAAGCAAAAATCCACAAAACGGAGCAGATGTTGAACATTGGCTACAGCAGTGGACCTATCACAATCACAAAGATTATCTAGGGTTGTAATTTTTCAGTCTTTTATTCTGTAAAAGTCTTTATCCAACCATGTGGTTACTATTTCTTCTTGTTTTACATAGCCATATGTATTAATGCAGTTTTCTACACTATCGTTAACTAATTTCAAATCAATTAGATCATGCCAACTTGTAGTTTGTGGATTCATGGGTTCAATATCACTTTTGTACACAGCAACATACAGCCAAATGTCATTTTCTTTTTTGTAAAAATAGGCGTCCCTGCAATCGAACCCATTTACAGCTAACATGTACATCAAGTTAACAACATTGTGATTGTAATACCAGCCGTTATAACTCACACAGTTAAGTCTATTATATTTGTAATGTGCAGCTTGTGGAACTGTCATTATTAACATGCCATTCACATTCATCATCTCGTTCCACTGCCTTAGCGTACCTATAGGATTAGTGACATATTGAAATGTGTTATGGCACCAGATCAAGTCTACCTGTCTTGGGATAAATCTGTGGCTGTCTTCTAAATTTGCTTCAATTGCTTTAACATTTTTTAATGCAACAACATCTTCTCTTATCTTTTTAATGTTAGAGTCTACTGCGTAGCATAGATAGTTTCTTGGTTCAGGCGGATCATCTCTGGTTTTAAGATTAGCCCACCATTCAATGTTTGACCCATCGCTACACCCAAAATCTGCAACTACTTCAAGGCTGTCTAAAAAAGTATCATACTCGTAAAGACAATCTCGTATAAATTGAGTATGATCAAAACTTTCTTGATGATTTCTAAACAGACCCATTTTGAATTACCTCAATAATAATTTTTTCTTTTAACGGTTTTAATCTTGTCTCGAGTTGATAGCAAGCTTCTGCTAACTCGCTTTCACTACCCCAATTGAGATTATGAATTAAATTAGTGGCCCATCGACTGCAAGTATCTTTTTCAATCTGAATGTCAACTGCATTGTTTTTTGGACGAGCGTTAGAGCATAATGCCCATTCTTTTAAAATTTTTTTAGCATGTTCTTTATAATCCATTACACCACAATATCTTCCATGCCAGCTGTGCGCAATCTAACCACATGACCTAGCATAAAATTTTTGCTTTCTAAGCCTTTCATAACTCCAAGCCATTTGTTTCTAAGCAAAGCAACTTCGTTAATGATAGTTTCAAAGTCAATGACTTCGTCCTCACCATCTGTATATTTCTCAGCGTCGCGACTGGTAAGAGCTCGGGCATAAGCTTCCAAGTACTTTTGAAAATGCTTTCGTCTAATTTTACGAAGTTGTATATTCAGATATTCAAGCACCGCTTCGATCTCTTGTAGCTGATTAAATCTGTGTTCTGTAATTCCTGGTAAATTCGCTGCGGACTTTTCAACATTCCCTCTAATGTATGTTTCATTTTTAGCCTGTGCAAGTTCGCCTTCATAGTAATCTATAAAGGTAGGAATATTACCAAGATCCGCAACTATTTTATTATACCACATTAGTCTTCGTAATCAATTTCTTCATCTTCGTCGTCAAGATATTCTTCGATGGCCCGTTTAGTATAACTATCGGTACCACCAAACTCTCGCAGTTCCTTGTCGCTTAAATTGTCTACCAGCATGCTTACCAAATTATCAGCAGCAGCCTGTCGCTCTTTTGCTGGAATATATTCTTTAAGAGTAATATAAGATTCAATTAAGACTTCAACATCGATACTCATTCCGCAGTTTCCTCTTGTGATTGATCAGCAGATTGTTTATGTGGATTTTGAGCAAAGTCTTCCATAACTTTGTCCAAGCTACCATCATCATTTCGTTCCCACGCTTTGCGGAATTGCTTGATGACTGTGCCGTCTGCTAGCGTGTATTTAAGACTGTTGCCTTCTTTGGTCAATAAACCTTTGCCTTCGAACATGTCAACTAGGCCCGAATACGGATTCATTCCAGTTTCGTATGGAATCTTGACCTGCACACTTTCAAACGGCTTGGCATAGCGAGTTTTCATAATCTTGCAAGCTGCGCGAATACCTTTGACTTCGCTAATTTTATTGCCATCTTCATCTTCTTTTAATTTTAACTTACGCATAGCAACAACGATACTGCTTGCATAGATAAAGCCTTGTCCGCCACTAATTTTGTCATCAGGGTCAAACATGTCCTGGCTTGCGTATGTATGGTTGGTAGCAACCAGTCCAATGTTTAAACTACCAAACATGTTTACACAATTACGAACAAGTGCTGTTAGTGCTTTGGGCTTACGACCCATGTCACCTTTAAGATCACCTGCTTCAAACTGGTTTACATCAGTTGGTGTTAGCAACATACCTAGACTGTCTAATACGATTAAGACTTTAGGCCGCTGATCTTCAGGTAGCGTTTTGTATTCTTTAACAAACTCGGTAATCATTTTAGCAACATCGTCAATCATTGCCATGTTGAGTTTGAGAAGCTTGTCTTCAGAAGTATCGACGCCGAGTGCGTGAAGCCAGGCTTCGTCGAGTGCGTTTTCAGTATCAATAAGAATAACATATATACCTTGTTCTTGTGCGTTCTTAACCAGATTTCCTGAGCAGATAAAACTTTTACCTGCACCAGACTCTCCAGCAAATACAGTAACCTTACCCATTGGAATACCCTTATTAAAATCCCCGCTAATAAGATAGTTAAGAGCGTAATTGTTTGTGGAGATCCAGTCTGTGGGATCGTTAAATCCAACGGAGATACCGTCAATACTTTTTGTAATACTTTTGCGAAATTTTGATACATCAAATGGTTTGGTTGCCATAATTATAAAGTTCCTTAAAAATTTTAGTGCTGTCTAAGTTGCGTCGTTTATCTAATGTTTTAAGATATTCAAATAATTCATTGGTGTCTCCACCGGTTGATTCGTCTAAGTAATTTAATAAATTTTGTAATCCATTTTCTAATAAAAATCCTGGCTTTTTGTTAATTCTACTTTTTAATTCTTTCCTTGTAAAGTTTAGCATCTCGCTGGGCAATTGTCTAATATTTAGAACTTGAGGCCCGGTTAAAGGACCAGCAATAAAACTATTAGGATGAAATCCCAATCCGGAAAGGTAATCTATGCATTGGAATATGCTCATTGAATTCAATGCAAAATGCAGCATGTTAAATGATATTTTATGATCAAGATTTTTTAACACTAAAAGATTATCAACAAAATCTTGCCAACGACCGCCATATCTAATATATTCATATTCCGCTTCTATTGATTCTAAACTTACAATCCAATGCACATTTTTAAATGAACACAATTTTTCAAAAATTCTAGTATCTACCTTACTTAAATTTGTGTTTATTCTAATATTGATTTCATTATTTTCTTTTAATAAAAATTCAAGCAATTCTAAATTTTCTTTCATTAGCAGTGGTTCGCCACCTGCTAGGTATATGTGTTTTAATTGCTTTGCGTTTTTATAAATGTAATCAGTAAATGCTGCGGCTCTATCGCTCGCAGGAGTTTTTATTCGAACTCCAATTTCGTTTTCCCATTTGCTACTAAACTCAGGACCACAGTAAACACAGGCAAAATTGCACAAATTTGACCATCTAACATCAGCAGTTAGCAAATTGAACTTGGTTGGATCGGCATATAGTTCCAAGGGCTCTGATTTTAATTCTTTTATATAAAAAACTCTATCGCTTATAATCTCAAAACTATTGGTTTCTTTTTCTAAATTATAACACGGATAACATCGTGCACCAGGCTCGTTTATAATCATATCCAATTTAGTAGCGGTATTTTGCACCCCGTGTAGTATTTCTTCAATTGAGTTATTTTGAATGTTACCTATAAGTTTAGCACTACGAATACAATTTTTTACATTGCCATCAAAATTGTACATCAGTCCAGTCCATGGAATTGGACAAAAATGTTTATTAGTTAAATAAGCCTTGGCTTTCATGGATAATAAACCCCAAGACCTATTTCTGGTATTTCTAAGTCTGAACCGCAGTCTAAGAGTTCAACTAGTCGTCGTGCCCATACATCAACATCTGCGTAAGGTCTTGGACTAGTTTGTCCAGGTTGTGTGGCTATTGCACCGGGCTTTACTAAACATAACTTTGGCCAAGTTTGATAATATCTTAATTGTCTAATACCTTCTTCAAGTGCAATTTTTTGAACATAATATTCTGTCATATCTAATCCAGGAAGTCCACTAAGTGGTTCTGAAGTCATCATTGTGCTTATGTTAATTATTAGTTTATTTTCAATCTTGTACCATTCTCTAAATAGTGCAAACAATAACTCTGTTTGTGCAAATCCTACTTGGGCATTGTTGATAAAAATATCAGCGTCTTTTACCTCTTTAATAATTTTTGGAATACTTCTTATATTGTGGCCATTGCGACGACTAAGGCCGATAATGCTATGACCTTTTTCTTCGTAAATTTTAGCAAGTGCTAAACCGATGCCTGCACTATGTCCTGTAATTGCTATTGTAGCCATTTTAATGGTTCATTGAAAAAAGTAAAACTTGCTACTATTCTGGGCAGAGAAGTGTTATCATCTAGTTTGTCCACACTATGAGCAATTTGCGAATTGAAAATTATTGGTGTATCTAAATTTAAAACCTCATCTATTATCACATCGTTTTTATACCAACGATTGACCCATCCTTGTGTGTTAATGACAGGAATATTTAATTTAGCTATTACTGGTGGTTCATCAACATGCATTGGTAGTTGGCCAGTTTTGGTTAGGATGTTCACTGCTGCATGCCTTGGTTTTAATTTTAATTCATTAAAAAAATTTAATAGATTAGGAGAGTTTTTTACCAGCGTTTTACAATCAATAAAGTTCCAACCAATTATAGGTTCTTTTATTAATGAAGTGTGTAGCAGTAAAAAAACATAAATTTCTTTAGATATAAATTCTATTTTATTACAATCAATTCTAGCGAAGCATTTCATAATCCACGCAATGCCTTTTCTCTATCAATAAATTCATCTAATTCAACCTGATTATTTCTGTCTACTGCCACTACGCCTGGAAACATATTTTGATATGGGTCAGTCAAGTTATTTTTGTATCGAACATTCAATGGATCGGGACTGTGTAAAAATGCAAACGAATGTTTCAACTGATTGTCGGCAGTGAATTGTTCAATGGCTGTAAAATTGTGTAGATTTAATGCACTAACTGTAGTCCAGGTATTCAAATCAATTTTTTTTAAACTTTTGTAAAACATCAAGTTTGCATAGAATTTATCCCATTTAATGGGCCAACGAACAAAATCATGAACTTCTTCTACGCCATCTAAACTAACTGTAACTATTACTCTAACACCACGATCAATTAATGTTTCAATATCATCTATTATAATCGAACAATTAGTATTAATTCTCACTGATTGAATGTTTGATGGCAAATTTTGTAAAACTTCTTTGTAATTTTTACTGGCACTAGGTTCACCACCATTTATATCTAAATGTACGATTCGATTTGTCGGTAAATTCCAGAAACGATTTGTATTATCAACAATTGGATAGATTTTTGAATGTAAACTGCCAATTTTGGTGCTGTGTTCTTTGTTACATGTCAAGCATCCGCTGTTACAAATATTATCAAGAACGCCTCCTACACAAAGATAATCCGGTCTAGATTGCTTTTGATGGAATTTTATAGCATGTAGACGAATACTTTCTTGTCCTAAACTTTCTGTTTCACGGCAACG